TCGCCATCTAACCAAAGGTCTTTACCTTCAAGAATATCGGTGATTTCATTTTCACTCAGAAAACCAGTATATACCTTTTTCATCATCTTGTCAACAAGTTTTTTCTCAAAAGAGACTTGAGCAAACATTTCTGCACCTTTACCAACTGCAATGCCAGAATAGTTATGGAACATAAATGCAGAGTGATCAGAAACTTCAAATGATTGTGCTTGCAAGAAAACCATAGTGGCAGCAGACATACAAGCACCTTCTACAGATACAGTAATTACTGCATCAGATTCTTGAATACAACGCATCAACTGAATAGCAGTAAACAAATCGCCACCATAAGAGTTGATATGAATAGTCACAATATCTGACTTGCTACCATTACGCAACAACTCAAACCAATCAGTATATTGATCAGCAGGACCGATGTCGCCAGTCAGATATAAATCATGCTTTGATACAATTTGTTTGTTGGCAAAAATGGTTTTATTTTTTTGACCCATACCCAGTAACTCATCCAGTCCCATTGGTTCTATCATAGTCAAACTTCCTTATAACCAAGATCAGCACGTCGCTTAGATTCTGCTGTATCTGTTTTATTACGTGAAGACATGTGTTTGCGTTCACAGTCTTTACAGACATGATAGTATGCATAGTAAGAGTTACCCTTAGCAGTCTTCTCTACTATTTGAATGACACTATCAAATTTATCTATACACTCATTAAGTGAGCAGTCAGTATTAACAAATCGAATATCACCTTTCACTGGTGTAAGTTTCTGTGGTGTCAGTTCTTTGCCTGTCTTGGTTTCACCCATTAAGGGTGGATTGCTCTTCTTCATATTGTTTGATCGTTTCATGGAGCTTCTCCGTCCAATCGTCACGTTGTTCTACAAATACAAGAGGATGATCGTCGTCAACAGACATGATAGTAACAAGTTGCGTAATAGGCATGCCAGTACGTTCTTCCCACATAACAGCATATGCTGCTTCTTGCATGAAATAATTATAACACCGACTACGAGTCTTACGTTTCTTAGATGTTTTGAAGTCAATAATCGACAACTGACCATCAAACTCAGCAACACAGTCTACTCGACCTGCTACACGTAAGTGGTTAGAATACAAAGGTTGCTCTTGAGCATAAACTCTACCAACACGTTTATCAATGATGCTTTTGATCTGATAAAAGTTATCTAAGACGTTAGGAAAGTATCCAGCATCATAGTCGGGTTTATTGTCAATGTAATCTTCTACAATCTGGTGGACAGCAGAACCACGAGTTGTAGCTTGAAGCGATACACGATCTGCTTCTTCATCACCTACACGACGACGCCATGCAGCAATACCATCTCGAGACAAGATAGACAACACTGTAGTGATAGAAGGATACTTCTTTTTATCATCTACAAAGTATTTCCGACCTGCCTCGGTGTCTTCAGAAAGTAGGTCATCATAATCAAAATGAACTTTGACGTGTTCGAACGTTTTATGGGATACCATTATCCATCACTTTCACATAGTTATATAATCAGTATACTAAAACAAAATTGAAAAGTCAAGCTTTATTTTATGACATTAAAATCAAAAACTATGCTACATCTATTGTAATCATTTTTAGGGACAAGTTCATTTGGCATGTTACTGATTGAGTGTCGAATTTTACCATTGAAAACAATCATACTGTTTTCTACTGCCGGTAAAATAAACTTATCTTCAACATTGGTGCCATATATAGGGTGCTCACTGCGGACAAAATAGCAGAATGTCAAATCACTTGTATGTTCATGCATTCCGTATGTGCCATTTTCTACAGTAAGGTTTGCCCAATTCCTCTCTAATTCTAAATTGAGTTGCATACAGGTTTTCATATAGTTATAGAGGGTCGCCCAATGATCCCAATGAGCAAAGTGTTTAACTCTGCTATAAAGGTCTGATGGAGTTTGAAGTGGAGGAAAACCATTAGCGACGTACCCCTGTGAAACCAATTCTTTAACATCATGAAAGCATGCTCTTCTATCCTGCTCAGAAAGAACATTCTCAAAAATCATAAATCCTTTATCATCAAGGACTAACTTTTTCATTGTGAGTATCCTACAGTTTCTCTGACAATATCATTATGTGAAAATTCTGCCCAATAGACCTCAAAGGCCACGCAGTCTTCAATGCACTCAAACTGGTGATAGACACCAGGCTTTACTTTGGTCCACTCACCAGGACCTACGATAGTCTCATCAACTAGATCATAATCATTTTGCCATACACGAATAAGCAGGTAACCAGATTCCACAAAGAATCCATTCCATTTGTATTCATGTTTGTGCTTAGAACACACTCCACCTTTCTTGGTGAAGATACGGTGAAACTCTAACGCACCGTTTGCTTCAATTAGTTCTGTCGAACCCCATACTTTACCTGCAATCATCTAATCGCCCATCCTAATTCTTCATCTGCTTCATCATCAAGATCAATTTTTTTATACTTACGAATATACTTATCATCTTCCTCAAGAGGATTTCGTTTACTACCTTTAGGTAAATCTCCGATAGTCATTTTCTTATGACGCCCATTCTTTTTGTTACGGGGGTCAAAACGAGAAAACTTAGCCATTACTCTTCATATCTCCTTTTACTTAATGCCTAACATTTCTTTGGTCATAATATAGTCTCTCACAAAGTCGGAACGAACAATGTCTTCCCAACCAAATTCTACAGTTGTAAAATTCTTCAGCTGTTCAATGATATTCATGAACATGAGAATACCATTTTTGTCTTTATCTTTTTCAAAGTCTGACTGATAATAGTCACCACACATCATAAATCTGCAATCACGTCCCACACGAGTAATTACAGAATCCAACTCATGAAAGTTTAGGTTCTGCATCTCATCAATGATAATGATAGAATTATTGAATGTTGTACCACGTAAGTGTGATGTAGATTCAAAATGAATAGTGCTCGATTGAATTAGTTTTTCCCAACTATCGCTTTGATTAAAAAGTTCCGAACAAATACCACGATAAGGTTTTGTGTAGGGGTCTTCTTTTTCTTGTTTAGTTCCGGGCAAAAATCCAGTTTCTCTACTAGGCACTACAGATCGAATAATTACAATTTGATCATAAGGTGATTCTTTATCAAGTGCTTCTTCTAATGCAAGAAAGAGTGCAATGAAAGTCTTGCCAGTTCCAGCAGAACCAGACAATACTACATTGTCTCCCCTCTCAAAAGAGTCAAACACCTTTTCTTGATTTTTTGTAATTGGATTAATCTCAGGGAGGTCTTCTAAACGAAACCGTAATTTGTTATTAGACATTAATTTTTGCGTCTTTCCCTGAACCCTTTTTAACTTTCTTTAGTACATCTTGCCAACCTTCACCTGCCATTCGGTGTGTAGACATACGACCACTTACAGTTGCTGGCATTTTAAATATGTGAGAATATTCAGGATTACCATGTAGAAAGTCTTGAAAATCTTTATATGACATATTCACGTCCATAATCTCTTCTGTCATATCATTTCTAATTGTATATACTGGCATATTAAACCTCAGGAAACAAACATTTGTCGATAAAAAGTCTCACATCATCTTCACCTAATCCAAGAGAAGTCATAGTTCTTGGAGTATGAGGATTTTGTTTTTGGTAGTATGCATATCTATTCTGTGCCTTAATACCTTCAAAAAGTCCATCCATAGAGTCATTAGTTCTTTCAATATAATCTAGGTAGTATTCTGCACCTTCATGAATCATTTTAGTAATCATTTCCATTTCAGATTCTTCTGATACATTACCTGCTGCTACCATATATGGACTAAAGATTTGCTGAGCCCATTCTGGCAGTGTTCTAGTTTTATTGTATCCATACTTAGCCATTGTATTACCGAACCAATTAATCATTTTATGATCTTTATCAATAGTTGGACTAAAATCAAAAAAACATCCAGTGATCTTTTTCTGTCCAGCAATAACATCAAACCCAAAAACAGGACCATCACTACTCAGGTGTGGAAAAATACAAACATGCATCATCCAGAGTTTCTTTGTTTCTCTAGCATCCACCACATCTACATGCGCTCTACGATAAGCATTAGAAGTCCAGACACGATTAACCCAACCGGGACGATTGAATTGATCCATCCCTTCTTCTTGAATTTCTGTACCTGTCTCTTCAAACTTATTCTCCAGAAATCTCTGGATTTCAATCAGATTGTCCCAAATCATTAAATAACATATCCAGTTCTAAAAAAATTTTGTGAGCATGGTCAAAGGCAACCATAGCCTCATCTGCCATATCATTATTTAGTTTTTCTTTTAGTTTCTCTTTCAACATATCTTGGTCTTCATCAAACTGGTAGAAGTTTGTAGGGAATTTATCACCAAGTCGTTTAGAGATAATTTGCCCGCCGGACAAATCTCCCATGTGTCGGACATAGACATGCGCCAGAATTTTACTTCGATTGTATCGAATAGACATAAGATAGTCCATATATTCCCGCACAGAATCTAGCAGCGGAGCAGCCTGCAGAGCAGGAGGAAACTCATCTTTAATTTCTTTATGATCTTTCCAGATTTTCTCTGCCCGTCGGATAGACTCAATACCTTCCAGAGCATCAGCTTGCCATGCAAGGTTCTCTAAAGTATTATAAACAAACCCCATATTGTAAAGATAAACATAATACTCAAATTGAGTAACTTTACCTGACACAAGCTTCTTAGCAAACTCAGAACGTTCTGCTGTCTTGTGATGGTTCATTGTCAATTCACGAAGTTTAAGCATTTTCATATACCTTGTTATATTGATTGTTTACACGAACAAAAGTTGCACACTTAGTAAGGTCTTTAATCTGCCTAGCACCGATATAGGTGCATGTGCTCCGTAAACCACCCAGAATATATTGAATAGTATTCGCTACTGCACCACGATATGGTACAAGGATATCCCGACCCTCCGATGCACGATAATCCTTCAGTCCACCAGCATGCCTTTCGTTTGCAGTATTGGATGACATACCATAAAACTGACGAAACTCTTTACGTTCAATCTTTGGTTTATAAACCTCTTCATCTTTCATATAGTAGTATTCATTGTTGTGAATATACTTGTGAACAGGTTCACCTCCGCCTTCGTCATGGCCTGCCAGCATGCCACCTAGCATCACAAAGTCTGCACCAGCAGCAAATGCCTTGGCTACATCTCCCGGAGAAGTGCAACCCCCGTCAGCAACAACATGACCGCCAAGCCCATGAGCGGCATCAGCGCACTCGATAACCGTCGATAGTTGCGGATACCCAACACCAGTAACAATCCGAGTAGTACAAACAGATCCAGGACCAATGCCCACTTTAACCACGTCAGCTCCATTTAGAATCAACTCCTGTGTCTGATCAGCAGTAACCACGTTACCTGCAATAATGATGTTATTGACACCACAAAGTTCACGAATAGACTTAACAAAATGAACATACTTCTCCATGTAACCATTTGGAGTATCAATACAAATGATAGGAAATTTATATTTGAGAAGACGTACTTTTTCATAATCTGTATCTTGCATACCTATAGTCAAGCATAGACTTTCTTTCATGCGATCTTTGTCATAAATGTCTGCATGTAGATGCAGTTTAGTAAGTTCATCAACACTATAACTTTTATTCATAGCAACCATCATATTCTCTTTTGAGAATGCTTTTGCCATTTCAGTAGTGCCAACACCATCCATATTGGCAGCAATGATAGGAATAACTTCAAATGTTCTTTGAGAGTGTGGGAATTTAAACTGTCTGGTGAGTTTAACTTCTTTGCGGGATTCTAGAGTAGATCGTTTCGGTCGTAGAAGAACATCCGAATAGTCTAACTTAGTATCACTCTCAATATGCATTTGTTGTTATCTCTCTAAAATAATGGTGCCGGCATAATAAAATGTATAGGTGGGATTAAGGATTACCCACAATGGACCACTGGCAAACTCCTGTCTACTCGACCCAAACCTACCTGCATCTGCTAAGACGGGCCGCTAAACCCCTTCGGTATTACCTTATCCGCATCTGCCACGGATTATTCAGTCACTATACTATTCCGACCGTCGTCGAAAACTTGTTGGTCGGAGATGCAGGATTTGAACCTGCGACCCTCTGGTCCCAAACCAGATGCGCTACCAGACTGCGCCAATCTCCGTTACTGTTGATATAATAGATTTATAATCTACTACATTTCAGTAGATTTGTAAACAAATATCTTGTAAATGTTTATGCAAAATCTAAATCTATAGTTGCTTGTTCGAGAAACCCATCACCAGTAAAGTATGGTACTACTACGTCATCATATCGTTCTTCGATTAGAGTAGAAGCATCACCAGTAATTTGCACTACACCTGCATCATTCCAAGTTGAAACTTTAACTTTCCAATCACCAGTCCAAATATTAGGTTCATCTGCCTTCACCCAATCCATAACAGAAGTAAGTGTAAGGTCGGCATCAATACCTTCATCATCCTCCACAAGGTATTTTACAGTAGCTTGTGGTTCCTCTAACCACTCTGCCTCAGAATAATAAGCAATAGTAGGTACTTCACTTTCGGTGGTATCTTCTTCAACATCTTTGAAGAATTGATCATAAATGACCCACCCACCAATAATAGCAGTCAGAGTAAATCCTACTGCACCTAATCCAAGAAATAACATTCTTTTCTCCTATATTATAAATGATTCACATTTTTTTAAACTATCTAATATAACAATATTACTATATTGTTTCATCAGTATATCTATCTTTTTTCTTTGAACAACAATAGCGTGTGGATTTTTTGGGTCCAAATAAAGATTATGTTCTGGTAAGTAGAAGTCAGGAAAATAGTTTCTAGTCATACCCTTTTCATCTACCCACTCAATAGGTTCTGGTCTTATCCAGTTTACATTCAGTTCATCTAATCTTTTTGCTAGAGCAAGTTCCCAAGAAGAGTCTAAAAGTATACCTTTATATTCTACAACACCCTTCTTCAGTCTTCTATGCTTAGATTGCCTTGCCTTTTCAGAAATAAGTTTTTTTGTTTCTTCAGTATGCTTTTTACCTAACCAATGATGATTCACCGATCCTTTTATGTGGGCGTATTTACCGTTTTGGTGCGCCCTCTTTACACCTTCTCTTTGTTTTTTTCGTGATTCTTCAGTGATACCTGCTCTCATACGAGCAGTGTCCTTATTATACTGATCTCTCTTAGGATTATGGTCACACCACCTTGAATGATTTGCCATCCATCCTTTAGGTTTATCTGATATATCAAAACTTTCTTTACAATGCTTACAAGTGCTTATCATTTACTTCTCCAAAAAATAGTGGAGCACGCCGGAGGACTCGAACCTCTGCCTTCCAGCCCCTTCATTTACAGCATCCGTTTAGAAGACGGATAAGGGGGACGGCGTGCGATACTATTATTTATAAAAAAGTAAACTTACACAGATGTTATATCCATTCACTATATCTATTGTCCTGACAACATAGTGATAATAACCATCACTGCTACTTTATCACCAATACGGTATTTCTTATCTACTACAGTGCTACCATATTGCCCTTGCCACTCATAGTAAATAGTATAATCCTTAACTACTGATTCTGTGCGATTAACATACCGTGTAGTACAAATCTCTTTGTTTTCATATCCAACAATACGAAGTTGTGGTGCACGGCCTGCTTCAGCTGCAACTACACCACCGATAACAGCACCAGCGGCAGCACCTTCATCTTTATCAGTGATTGCCTTACCTGCCAATCCACCAAACAATGCACCAAAAAGAACTTCTAGTCCTGTAGCACCTTGACCTTGTACGTTCTCATAGACTGGTACTTGAGCCATGTTACAAGTTTCAACTGGCACGTTACGGGTAACTTGAGTCCAGTTTGGTTCAACTTCCGTGATGATTGCTTTCTCAGCAGCGGCAGGGGCGGCGCATGCACCCAAGCCTACTACCAGAAGAGCGCCTAATAGGTTTTTCATTTAACTTTCCTCTGAAAATGTTGATGGACAAATCTCAGCAGTATATAGTCCACCTGATGCAACAGTACCAGCAATCGCACCAGCACCAGCACCAAACAATGCTTCAGCACCACCTACATCACCATTAGACAGAACAACCATAGCCGCTGTCCCTGCTACTGCACCAAGCGCAGCATACTGTGGTGTACGTTCATTATAATACATTACATCAGTACACTGACCGAGTGGGGCATTAAGAGTTGCACAACCAGTCAAACCAAGCATCGCAACAGATGCAATCATAATAGATTTCATTTTAAGCTCCTACAATAGAATAGTAAATATCTTGCCAACCATTGACACGATTATCAAAGTCAAACTGCCGATTATGAGGCAAGTCAATTAGATAGGCATCTAATCCAAGTTCTTGACCCAAGACAGCATTTTTATACTTATCTTCCACCCAAACACAACCTGTGCCACGGTATTGTTCAAGTGCTTCATCTTTATCGGCACCAGTATCTAGGCATACCAGTTCATCAATCACAGTTTCGCCGAATAATGTTTGAAGATTCTGTAATCTTGCTTTATATGCATATTTGTTAAGAGACATAGAGGTGATTACACGCAGAACATATCCAGCTTCTTCGTGTAACTTTTTTACATATTTGACTGCATCTAGATGTGGGGTTAGATATGCCATGGCTGCAGAATTATTAAACTCTCGGCAAAGACCTTCCGCTGCTTGTTTGTTAATAAATCCATATCGTTTCCATACTGCGTATCCTGTTGTATCTTGTTCGGTGTATCCACGTTCTGCCATGAACTCCTTAAATCCAAAGAGCCAGTCGACGAGAACACCGTCACAATCAGTTAAAATTACTTTATCAGAAAGATTACTACTCATTTTTATTTCTCACGCTTTTTTCTTTTACCATAACCTAATCGCTTCATAATGTCAAGCCTTTCTTTATCTGTATATCTTTTCCATTTAGCAATCTCTTCCTTGGTTCGCTCACAGCCTATACAGATGCCGTTCTCTAACTTACATATGGAAACGCATGGCGTTATGTACATAGGAACTCCTATTGATTGAAGGTGCGAAGCATTGGTTCACTGACTCCCTATAATATAACAATACAGTCACCAATCTAAACTGTCCCCTTGCGGGTTAGATGTGTATGGGATACAACAGGTTCAAACGTCTCCCCAAAACCTCGCTATCGCTTCCTTCATCACGGGCTACTACCATCGGTAAGGATGTTAACGGTGGCTACTACCATCGGCCCTTTAGTTTTGCGGATGTTATCCCACTTCTCGTCATGGGAGTCAGACAACGCCCACTAGCCGCTATCAACGGCACGTCTTTATGTTTGGTACTCCCTGCCGGAATCGAACCGGCACTTCCAAAGGAAAACAGATTTTAAGTCTGCAGCGTCTACCTATTCCGCCAAGGGAGCATAACTAAAAGACCTACATACATAGATCATCATATAAAAGACTATACCTTCTATGAACACTTTTGTCAAGCTTAAAGACCTTCCAAAAGATAAATTTCTTGAACACTGTTTCTCTCCTTAGATAAGAATGGGGCAGGAGTATATTCCCCCGCCCCAAAAGACACTTGAATTATATACTATGATTTGACTCTCGTCAAGTAAAAAGTTGATCCTCTAAATCTTTTATTGATCTACCCAGATAATCTCGTTTCAATTTCATTTTTCTTACTAAAGTATCTCTCCCTTGTTTTACGAGTTTTCTTTCATAATGTTCAAGTTCACGATAATCTTTTTTGAGACGGTCAATTTGAGAAACGAGCATATTATGCATTCCTTTATTGTTTAATATATCATAACAAATCAGTCAGGAGGCATCAGATTTGGGTAGACCTCCTTGACTAAAGCAGATGAGATACCTTTGAAGGGGGTTTTATCTTTCATCTGCAATACAACTTTAGCATCTTCTGGATGAATACCCTCTAGAAGATTAATGAAAATAGTTTCTCTTTTGAGAGGTTTAATATTTCGTGCTTTTTGACCTACAAAATACTCCATATCTCTACATTTTCTCAAGAGACTTGTAGGTGCATTGTGCGGTTCTGCTGCAGTGTATGGTGGTACACCGTCAGGCAACATAAGTTTTACATTAGGGTTATAGCATCCTTGGAGAATAGTCTTCAATCCAAATGATTCATGTTTTTTGAGAAGAGCAATTTTTTCTGCCTTTTTCTTTGCAGCACCCACTTTTTGTAATACTTCAAAAATCTCTAATTTAATTTCATTCACCATCATTTTCTCTTTTCAAGTGTTTTGCATTAATCCGACATTGGATGTATTCATTATAGTAATCATCTCTTAAAAGCACATCATATTCAAATTGATATTTTGCTTCATAGTAGGAGCATTCGCCTTTGGTCTTACAAAATCTTAAAATTTCTCTGTAGTATTTATCTACACCAATTTTTTGAACTTGCTCTTTTAGCAACTTATTTGATCCATAATATTTACGCCAATCCGATTCTTTGGTGATATATTTAGTTTTAGTTCCACCTGCTTTAGTCTTTACCTTAGTTTTCCTCCGGTTCCAGAGGAGTTTTTTTCCAATGTACTTTTGTAGCGTATCAAGGTTCTGAATGCGGTAGACAAACCCGACAAACTCCTCTGGGGGTGTTTCTGGATTATATTCAGCGAATTCGTAATACCATCCAGTATAATGATTAGACATAAAAAAATTCCCAGTCAATTTATCAACTGGGAATATTTAGTTTAGTCGCAAAGACATGCTTCTTCATATTCTGAAATCTCATCATCCGTAAGTTCAGAACCACAATACGGACAATGATTAGGTGGTTCATCATAGACTAGATGAACTACACTCTCTACTTCGCAGACATCGCAGATGATACGGTATTTCATAGACCTCTCTCCTAAAAGTCGATTTCGCATGCACCACCAGCACATGCAGCAGCACCAAGAGTATCAACGTCAGTAAACTTCTTTTCTGATAATTCAGAAATCCATTCTACTTGCATGTAAGACCTCTTAATCTTTTCCCATTTGTGAATCAAATGAGCATCTTTTAAACAATATTCTGCTTGCTTTAAATCACCTTCAAGATATTTATCAGCGAATGAGGTAAATCTGCGCACCCAATCTTTCTTTAGAGTATTCTTAGAGTTTTCAGCAGAGATATCTTCACCATACCCCTGAGCGGTCATACATGCCATCCAAAGATCGTTGAATGCCTGCAGACCATCTACAACGAGACCAGAGGCTAAAACACCCGCCACGCCATATTTTTCCACCATCTTTTCAGCGTCGATAACTTCAGTGTTTGGCGCCTGATTGAAATCTTTATCGCCAGAAGTAGACAAGAAAGAAATACCAGCAAAATTATCCCGATTGCTGTAAACATATCGAGCAACATCATCCCAGTCCTCCACCAGAATAGTATTAGAAACGTTATGAGAAACTGTAGGGTCAGCACAAAGTTCAGGATTCTTACCAGCATTCACCCAGTGCTTTTGCGCCTTAGCAACTAAATCAAGGTGTTTAGTGCCGATCAGTTCATCTTTCAGAATAGAACCCTGCTTTGGTGTAATTGGGAAAGAAACTACATAATCACTACCAGATGCAGACCATACAGAGTCCTCTACCATTTCCGGGTTTGTTTTAGCAATGAGTTGTGCAACTTCAGATTCTTTGTTCAACTGAATGTTGCGAATATATCTCTCAGCGTGTTCAGCGTGGATTCCACTTGCTGTCCCCAAGAGTACAGAAGCATTGCCAGAAGGCTTAACGCAAGTAGTCCGAGCAGCAGCATTAATCCCGAGAAGATTAGCAATTCTCTTATTAGTATCTTTAACAATCTCGGCACCTTTTTCCAGAATCTTTTCATCGAATAAAATCTCCGGGTTATTCATCCATCCAGTGATAGAAACACCAAGCAATGCTTCACGGTCAAAGATATCCTTTGTTGTATCAGGTAAGAACTTAAAGTCAGTATATCCTGCTTGGAGTGTGCCAAGAATAGCAGCTGCTTCACATGCCTTGTAGAACGATTCTTCATCTACGCACTGACCACCATTAATCTCTGTAAGATTACATCCCTGCCAGCCAGACTGCCCGTCAATCTGTGGGAACATACCAATCTCTACACAAGGATTAGTGGTGTGTTCAGTAGATTCTACAAATACAAATCCGGGTTCACCAAACTGCTTAATGCTGTCCATGATATTCATGAACTGCTCTTCACTTGTTTCTTTACGAACAATCACTGCAGAGTTATTAGACCTTGCTCTTTGCGGATTGTCATTAAACCAATTACCAGTCTTTGCATTCATCATCTCTGTATCGTCTGGAGAGAATAAGCAGATAGTAGCAGAACGTCTCACACCACCAGATAATACGGCATCAGCACAATGCATGGCAATATCGTAGACATGAATAGGACGGAGCTGGACAGGTTCTTTAGTACCCATTACAACTCCTTGGATTAAATATTCAATACGGTCGAGTGCCTGTCGTAATCCGTCTGGGCCCGGTGCTTTGAATCCACCAGAGATTTTTGCACCTTTTGGGCGAATATTCGTAAGGTCGAAAAATACACGACGTCCTTCAAACTCAGGATGTACGCCACCACCTACAAAGTAAGAGGACATAAGCACGTCTAGAGCAGAAGCCCAACCTTCAATACTATCTTCTACAATATAACCTTTTGCTTGCTTCTTGCGTTCTGCTACAGCAGGGAGTTTATTTACGTGATGATGTTGCACAGAAAAACCTGCACCTGCACCACAAAGAAGAATATAGAAATACTCGCCAAAGAAAGAAGCACGATCGACATAGGAAGAAGTGCAGTTATACATTTTCATCTGATGCTTCAGTAGTTGATCGCCGCCAAACTGCAGAGCACGTTGCGCACCAAGAACTCTTTTCTCTTTGTAAGAGTCTGATGCCTTTGTCATTTCATTTACCAGTTCTGTGGACATTCTATCTTTATAATATCCCTTGTGCATAGACATGACACGATCAACAGATTCATTCCAACTTTCATACCTATTTTCTTCATCAATGTATCTGGAATATGCTTCGTAAAATTTAGTTTGAGACAAAAATTCTCTCATGTCTAGACTATTGGTCATAGAACGCACCTCTTAATTTGTATGTGATTTAGAAATTAGTATTCTACTTATACTATCTTAAATCTTCGAAAAGATCAAGCTTATTTTAGTTTCTCAACTGCCCGTGAACCGAACCAGAACGAAATAATCGCAGCAAAAATAGACTGAGACTGTGGGTCCCAGATAACATCAGATATCTCTGCCATATTGTATCCTGCTTTCATCGCCTCCATTACGAGAACTGTCTTATAGAATAAAAAGAAACCAAAGAAGCAGTATGTGATAATTGGTCTCACACCTTTCTTGAGACCAGCAAAAAATCCTGTTTCTTTAGAGATAGCAATATCATGCTCAATAAGACGTTTGTGTTCCTCATGGTCTGCCATGTCTTTGAGGTAGTCATGTTCTGCTGACTGCATCTGCATTCTGATTTCAGCAGATGCTTTCATCTTAGCTAATTCGTGCTTCTGTTCTTGAGCTTTATTAATCGTCTCAAGAATCTTAGGAGCGAACGACGTACCAAATCCTAGAACGGATCCAAGTAGTGCGAACATTTAATATTCCTTCTTACGTCTCAGAAATGCTTTAAACTTCATATGTGTAGGAGGCATAGCAACATCAGCAGTAGTTGTTCCTGCTGTTTCATTTTTCTCTTTAGTTTTCTTTTTCATTTTATTGATATATTCTCTATACACATTTGCCGCACTATCTTTACCCATAACTCTTGCTCTTTGCTCCATTGCAATAGCGGCTTGAATTTTATGAGCATGACTTCTATCAGAGTTTTCAATTTTCTTGACAGAAGCCTCGGCATCATCAACAGTGGCAAACTTTAAACCATGAATAGTGCCTTTAGGATTTTCATCTGTGTATAGGTCACTGTGCTTTTTACTATTTGCAGGCTGCCCTTTTTTACGAGGAATTCGTTTGTTTTCTTCAATAGAATATACCTCTAAAAGTGTAGAGATAGATTCTTTCTCATTCTCTTCAATATTCAGTTCATTTAGAACTAACTTTGTATCAACACCGTAGTTTTCTCTGAGAAGTGCCAGTGCTGCCACATAAGAAGCAACCTTAGTCTTACCACCGGGAACTGCACCCAGTAGTTTCTTTAAATTAAAAATTAATCTATGGAAAAGAGTATACGCCTTTTGCTCTTCAGAGTTGAGCGTTTTCTTTTCTTTATTACGTTTACCATTCTCGTCAATGATACCAAGTTTGTACGCTTCCATATCCTTGAAAGGAGTCACTAACAACTTCAAGAATCGGTAGGTATATATGGTATCTGTGACTAAAGAAATACTCATTAAATTTTCCGTAATACGCTAATTACATTTGTGTCCATATTAATACCTACCAAATCAGTAGGTTCAATATATTTTAAAAATACTAAAATAGGTTTAATGATCGGCCAATATTTGTAATCCAGTTTCAATGCCATCATTTTAACGCCAATCTCAATACCAAAAACATTACAAAATACAATAATATGATTCAGAAGTAATCTTTCTGATAACTCTCCATACTCTAGATATCGATTAATAATTCTTTTGATATACTTGATACGATCAAGATCAGCATAGAACTCATCAGTACTAGAGCACTGGGGATTGTTATAATGTTTAGCAGCAACGATGAGATAATTCTCTTCTGTTACTTGCGTTTTTTCACTGAGGATTTTCATATTTAAATTTGTGATTCAAGTTCCTCAATCATTTGCGCTTTAGTCATAGAAGTATCGAGATTAATTCCATGTTCTAAAGCAGCATGATCTGCAAGTTGCGATTTAGTCATGCTCGCATGATCATGGCTAACGGGGTCTGCTTCGATCAGAGGTTCCGCAGTGGGTGCTGCCTCTTCGATAACAGGGTCTGCTTCAATGATTGGGGCAGGTTCTTTAATGGGAGCAGGAGTTGCTTCCACATTATTTTTACTGTTCCAGTATTCAATCAACTGACGTTGAGAATGTCTGCGAGAAATAAGAAGTTCACCAGTTTTAGAGTTGATCCAACCCTTTTCTGAAGGGACTGCATTTTTTGCCCAAGAAGGAGGTTTTAACATAGTATTAATCCTTAACTATTCGTTTTCATTTGTTGCAATGCTTTAGTAATACCATCAATAATATCTGCCTTAACAGGATTTACAAAAGATGTATCACCACTCTTCAGGTTATCACCCATTCTGCCGGGAGAAACTTTAAGTGCATCTTCAATGCCTTTCTTATTCTGAGTAGTAACCTTTTCGATGTCCATACCAACCTCAGTGTTATGCATATCTATAAACTCTTTTTCTCTCGGAGAACGGCCGCCGCCGATTTGTTTCTGGAAAGTATCAGAGGTAGCAGTATCTGGACCATGCTGTGCGGTAGAACCAGGAGCAGCTGCTTCTTCTACAGACTCTTTTCCTGTAAAAGTTCTTACTAACTTCTTTTTGTTTTTACTAGATTGAAACTTCTTGTTAGCATAACGGCCGAACTTTACTGCCTGATTAAATTTTTTATCACCAGTTTTTTTATCTCCTGCAGTATCAGCATCTTTAGACTGACCCATTGCCTTTTGATAAGACTTCATGGCTGTCTTGTAAGAAACTTCCATCAGATCATCGTGGTTTTTCATTGCGTAGTTGTTTGCATCTTCTTCATCTTTGAACTTGGCAACGACCTTACCAGACTTGTTATAAACGCAGTACATCTCCATCTCGTCGTTGTACTTCACGTGATCCTTTGGATCCATCTCCGTATGAGCAGCATCTTGTAAGTCTTTTTTAAGTTGCTTAGCCTGTCCAGCATGAGCTTTGCTAGCACCTTTTAGTGCTTTAACGACTGCTTTAACTGTATCAGTGTCTTTATCGTCCAATGCTTCATCCACAGACTCTGTAGACTCAAACTTCATGTCTTTCTTACCACGAAGAGGATTAGGACGTGCAGTCTTTCTTGCCTTTTCAGCAGCACGACGCTTCTTCAGTGACTTGAGATTAACAGTAGGTTCTTTGTCTGCTGCTCTCATACCAGAAGCTGCGCCATCAATCTCATTTACTTCATCGTCATCATCGTCTTTCATAGACTTCTTGATTGCCTTACGACGGTTCTTCAGGTAGTCATCAGAACTATCTACATCACCATCATTGTCGATATCAGCATCTGCTTTACCTACAGGGTCAAGTTTCTTTGCTTCTGATTTAGACTTTGCTTTGTAGTGCTTGCCTTCAAATACAAAAGTATCAGCACCTTCGGTTACAGCAGCAAGAGTTGCTTCCATGAATGCTTCTACTTGCTCATCAGCAATAGACTCTGGCACCCATGCAGCACGTTCTTCAGACATTACCTTTTTCAAAACAAGGTTATGAAACTCATCATCCGACTTTACAGGACTTTGGTTTTTGCGCATGATTTTTTGATGCTCTGGACCACCTGTCATTTTCTTCTTCAGGTCGTGAAACTTTTTCTTTTGAGCATCAGTCATACGTTTACCATAATCAACAGACTTTACTTCATCCATCTGATTGTTCGCCATTTCCATTAAGGCAGTTCTCATTGACATTTTTTTATTCCTTATTACTTATTGAACAGGTAGGTGATTACGGTGCCAAAACCACCTACCACGCCTGTAATGATTATCCAACTGATTCTATTTATAATATTTACAGTTATCTGATTCTTTTGAACCACTTTTTCCATTTCACTAACTTTATCATAAAGATTGTAAATATCTTTTCTTAGAATCTTGTGGTCTTCTTCTTGATTCACTAATCTCTCTTCTACTCTTGCCATCTGCACAAGCACTTCAGAAAGTTTATCAATCTTTGACTCAATACGATCCATGCGTTCTGCATTAGTTGCCATTAGTCGTCTACCTTTGCTCCTGCTCTCCATTGGAAACATGACCAGTAACGAGCCTTTGTCTTAGGTCCCGGATTATCACAATTGTGTCTTGCTCTAAAGTTTTTGCGACGATTAGGATCATCACGTTTAATTTCCATATTCGGATCGCCAAAGTTTACTTTGACCACATTACCTTTTTCATTCTTAACATACACAGAGAACTTCTTAGGTCCATCAGGTGTTCTAAATGGATCGTTCAATTTAACCTTTCGGCCCTGATACTCAGACCCCTCTACTAATATCGGTTCATCTATGAAGCATCCAAATGATTTCATTTTCTATTTTCTCTCTTGTGATTTGGATTGTTGCTTCATTCTCTTTTCTCTTTGCTTTCTGAGATAATCAACCGCATCATTTCTTTCTTTTCTTTTTGCTTCACGTTCTCGACGTGCCTTAGCGACTTGTGTAGGTCTAAATCTATCAATTGCTTTCTTTACACCATACCCTGCTAATCCGGCAACAGTAGCAGCTGCTGCTCTATCTGCACCTGTAGATAGTTCATTCGTTTGACCGGGAGTCATCTTAGCATAGGACTTGCGAATATCATCAGTGCCTGCTTCAAGATATTCTTTTACTTGTTCATCATCATCTGGATTTACCAAATAATCTCTCAGACTATTCATGTCTTTAGAAGCAGTAGCAAGTTTATTAGTCCACCATGTAGGAAGAGAACTTTCGCCATCCATACCACTCAGATATTCCATAATCTCTTTGGCATCTTCCATTACAGTCTTACACATTCTTTCGGAAGAATCTACATCTGTATGCCCATCTTCCTTTACAGATTCAAACTTCAAATCCATTTTATACTTTTTGGCAACACTGTAAGGATCACTAGAGAACTTTCCGTGCTTCTTACGGTATGCAAGAGCCTTCTTGTTAAGAGCCTTCAGTCTCTTTTGCGCACCCTTTGGTGTACGTCTATCACGGTACGAAGCATCCTGCTTATCTGTGTACTTTTCATCTACCTTATCAGGAAGACCTTTGTGTTTTGTCTTAGCAAAATCCTCTAACTCTTTCTCAGACATAGACTTTGCCAAGTCTCTGACTGTATCAGAAACTTCATCTTCTGGTACATCACCTCGCTTGTATGCGAGTGCCAGTCCCATTAATTTTTGCTGTTGTTTAGATACAGCTTTTTCTTTTAGTTCTCTAAGGGTGATCATTTCTTTACCTTTGCCCATAAATCTTTATCTGCTGTACGTCTAGTTTTTCCACCAGTAATAAATGAATTGACACGAGCGAATGCCCATTGCTGAGGAGTTGTTCCCGGTCTATGACCAGTTCTCCATGCCGCCATACCACGATTATAAACTTGTTTTAGAATGCCGTATGAGATACCGGACTTTTCTGCCTTCTTCTCAAGACCTTCAATTTTCTTTTCTTCAATAGACTCGCCCCTTGCATTCTTAAAGTCCTGTGCTGTCGGAGCACCCTTTTCTCCGGGTTTGCGCATCGGACGACCTTCTTTGCGTTTCTTATGAATATTCGCCCAGAGACCATCACCTTCATTCTTTGGTTTTTCACCACGTTCTTTTTTAGAAATAGCAATAGCGGCTTGCTGTGCAGGAGAGATCGCTTCACCATACATCTGCTTGAACTTCTTTGTATACTTGGAAGGTTTAGTCTTTGCTTCTTTATCTCCAGGAGCAGGTTTATATGCTGCTGGATTATCGTCATCCATCTTAGTTTGTTTTTTAAACTGCGCATCTCTCGCTGCCTTAGTAGACTTTGCTAACCCAGTATGATACTTTGCAGGTTGAGTGCCTTTTTTATCTTTAATATCAGAATCTTGTCTGACTTCCTCTAATGGTTCAATATCTGTCAACCATTTACGTTTCTTCTTGCCATCCATTTCAACAATAACATAGTTAGAACCACAGTGAGTAATCGTAACTAATTCATCAGATTCTTTTACAAGAACTGACTGCCCAACATAAAAAAGCTCACCATTAATATAGTCTTCTCGTCTCTCGGAAACTGGTTCCAACTCAATATGTCTAGTAAATGTTTTATTTTCATTTAGGTTCATTCCTTTTCTTACAGCATTGAACAGTTCTTTTGCTAACTGATCCGATACACCTTTTGGAAGACCTTTAGAGAACGTAGTAAAATCATTGTTCTCTGCATTTTTTCTTTGCTTAGAGGCAGACATACCTGTAACGTCGTCTGAGTCTGGATCACGTTCACCAGCAGAAACAACTTTAATAGAGTCAAACTCATATTTGCCATGACGAGAATCTACGCCATTATATTTGTCAAGAAGTTTTTGAAATTCTTTTACTCTATCATCACCAGCAACCATTACAACATTCTTATAACCTTGCTTGTACATATACATGGTTGCATCAAGAAAGTTTTTGACAGAGGTGTCCATGATAATGTTCCGAGCATGTTTTGGGAACATCTTACGCATGAACTTTACTTTTGTTTTATATTCTAATGGATTCTTCTTAGCATCAACCGATTGGGATGCAAAAATCTTATAGTCGTTCCCCCTAGAAATCGAGGCGACTTTATTTAAAAGTTTTTCATGTCCGGTAGTGGGTGGATTAAATCTACCGAATGCAAAGTATCCTACAGAAGATTTTTCTTCTAAATATAGTTTAAATCCACTAACCATAATTTATCCACGTCTTCTCTGTATGTCTAATTTACGTTTACTTGGTAATAATCTCTTTGAAATAAAACCAGTAATTCTTTTTGCTTTATCTAGTCTTTTTTCTGCACGCTGTTTTTGAGATACGCTCATATCTCTTTTAGTCTGACCACCATAGTATCTTTTGGTCAAGATATCCCTAGCAGACTTGCGACCTCTTTTTCTGAGTCGACTAAGAGAGGCAGGTCTTCTGAGAGCAATTTTTCTTTGCCTTTGAATTTGCTGCTTGCGGCGCCTAAAGTCAATAGACTTTTTTCTTCGAGCTGCAAAAGATAAAACTTCAGATACGGGTAAAGACTCCCCCCCACTAGGAGAGGAGATCTCAGATACAACAGAGAGGAAGTCTTTGAACCCGATCATTTTAGAACTTAAAGCCTACGCCAACTTTCAGACCATCAGCGGTAGTAGTCCAGTCATTAACGGTAGCATCGTCGTCATCGTCAACCACATCTACAGACCAACCGTATTCAGCGAATACAGATGCACGGTCATTAAGTTCATGCTTGTAACCAAAACCGTAGTTTGCACCACCCCAGCCAAGGTCGATTTCACCAGCAGATGCAAGGTCCATCTCAGCGCCTACCCAAACGTATTCACCACCGATGATACCGGGAGTAACTGCTAATTCAGGTGTTACAGTAACATCACCCCAAGTATTACCATCGCCACGACCAATCAGGTCAGCACCGGAGGTAGCACCCCAAGCATAGTTTACACTTGTATCTAAAGAAGCGAATCCAAGGTCCATACCTGTACCAAGACTGATTTTATAATCATCAGCATCAGCTTCGCCACGGTCCTTCAGAGTAAAACCTGCATCTACACCAAAACCAGCAATGCCCAACTCTGCACCAAGTTTCCAGTCAGCGTTACCTTCCAAATCGGTAGATACACTTACGGATGCGTTGGATGCAAGAAGGGAGGATTCTTCACTGGTTGTTTCCTGTGCGATTGCAGGAGCAGCTACTACAGTAGCCATGATTGCGGAAATAAGATATTTCATATCGTTCCTCTATTATTTACTCCAACCCTTTAAAATCGTTGGGTCAAAGTTGTTTGTTGAAAATTCATAACGATTTACTAGTTTTACAGCATTGTCACCTAGTTTATCAATAGCGACGTAACCTTCAGGTTCAGTTGATCTAAACCCGTTGGTGGTTTGTAAAAAAGTCTTAACACGTTTAATACTATTCATTTTATTTATAAGGATAAGTTTCGCAGAAACAATAGCCTTTTGTAGATCAAACATCTTTTTAAGACTTCTTTTATTCTCCTTTGAGAAGAATTCCAGTGTTTTAGACAAAGCATCTCTTTGAGTCTGCTTTCCCTTTTCAGATTTTCTTTTGTCAATCTCTTTCTGATACTTGTTTTCAATCCAATTAATAAGATTGCGAACATGTTGATCAGTGTCAGAAATGACAGTATTACTACGCACAAATGTATTATTGAATTGCTCAATCAATTGTGCGAGTTTCTGGTTTTGCTCTAATGTTCTCAGAGTAGAACCAGAAATTTCAGTGAAGAGTTTACCAGCACGGGATAGGTGTGCATTAACTCTATCAGTTTCTTTTCCAGACATAGTAGCAGTATTAGACAAGTCACGCAGCATTGCGTCCTGCTGCCATACTTTAGGTGTCTTCTTCAAAGCCTTCACGTTTACTCCATAGTTTGCTTTCATGCTTTCGAAGTCATCACCTGTGTATGTAGTATGCCAGACTACTCCGATCTCTGCTCTTGTAATTTCTTTGCTATCCGGTCCACCCTTCTCGACAGCATAGACAATTGTATTAGGGTGAAACGTGATATAATCCACTCCAGCGATCTTTTGGGATTTAAGATCAGATTTTGTAAAAAGTAAATCACCTTGAATAACTCCTTTAATGCCAATATTAGCAAAATGTTTTAGAGACAACTTTAGTTTGGTTGCCAAGTCACCAGAAGCATCGTCGTCAATATCTGCATCTGTCTTGTATACTTTAGGGTTCTTGTTAAAGATACCTTTTTTTGCTACAAAGAACTTTCCGTCTCTAGGGTCAGTTCCTGCAAAGATAGCAGGTGCGCCATCCCACTTTACACTAACATTACCTTTATCTACGCCAGCCAGCATATCACGCAGAGAACGCAGAGCATTAATTGCATTCCGTGTACCATTCACACCACCATAGAGAACCTTGTCCTCAATATGGGTCATGTGTGTATTTTTCTGTTCGTTGATAAACTGCTTAAACGAAATCATGACTTCATTATTCTTTCTGCTGTAGCAAAGGCATTCTTTGCATGTGGGTGTCTAGGATTGATAGTCACAGTCTCGCCAGCTGTTAGTGCGCCAAGGTCTACTGCTTTACCCAATCCATCTAGTGCTTTATGTAGAGGGTCTTTAGGATCGTATCCGTTACCTTCATAGCCCTTCTTGCCACGAACTTCAGACCAGCGCAAGTCACCAGAGCGATTTACACGCAGAACATCATATCCTTTAGTTCTAACAAACTGAAGGTAAAATCCCTTTTTCTTTTGTTCTGTGAAAAAAGTCTTGAAGGTCTGCATCAGTTATCCCATAAAATTAAGTTGTTTTAGATATATTTATAATCATTCTAGTTTTAGATACGGTCCTGCAAAAGATGCTTTTGATGCAGAATATAAGTATATGTCGGTAATGACTTCATTTCTCTTCTCTTTTGATAAAGAAAGCATACGATCAACTAACAATACTCCTAAGTATTTAGAGTATCTCCATTGTTCATCAGCAGACTCCCATAGTCTTTCAAAGTCTGCTTGTGTGTCAGGAAGATTTTTAGTCTTAACTCTCTTTGCTGCATCATAAAAATCTTTGTAGTATCTGGCATCTGGGTTTCTTGCAAGTCTAGCAGAGTCTCTACTTTCTGGTAACTTCTCCACACCATGCATCCCAAGAATATAATTCACAGGTCCAAGAGAAACTTTGCCTTGGTTAGCAAATGTCCCTTTACCTTCACCTTGCCAGCCTGTTAATGATCCAGAACCAAAACTTCTAAACTGAATCCTTCCCTTGGAATGTTCAAGATATACATCCATGCTATCAAGGATAGAGTTTTTATTAGCAGCAACTACTTGTTCACCGAGATATTCTACTTCAACCTTATCTGTATCACCAATATTATTTTCAGTCGCTTTTACATTACCAGAAATCTTTTTCAAAGAAACACCAATAATATCATGTGATTTATAATATTTTATCATTAAGGTATTGAATTGTTGTAAAGTTTTTACTTTAGTCAATTCATTTTTTACAACATCTTTCCCTGCTCGAGTAAACATATACATGTCAGCAGGTGACCATTTGTTAATGTTACCAAATGCCTTTTCATTTCGATTAAGTCTAGAAAAAGTGCCCTCAATCATATCGACTGTAGAAGAACCTCTATGATACTCATACTTGCCTTTTAAAGCATATATCTTATGCAGGTAGTTTGCTCCGAGAATAGAAGACTCATGCCAATCTTTAGGTAGGTCCAGCATCTTTTCAAACTTTTCAGAAACATCACAATACTTCATTGCTTCTTTAAATTGTTGCTTGGTGATCGGTGTATCCAAAGGTATTTGCTTTTTAAACACATAACAAACCAAAGAAGCATAAAGGCATTGTGCAGATTCATTACGCTCTGTCTCGGCTGCACCAGCACCTGAACCTTTACCGCCACCAAAGTCGGGTGACTTAAATAATCCAGTCAGATTTATCTTTAGTCCAGATTTTGTTTTAAAAAGGTTTTTACCACGGTACTGTTTCTGTACCTCTGATATGCTACCCTCTTCAAAAAGCATTTTTATCGTATCATCAAGATAATCTATGATAACTTCTTTACCAGTGCTGTTCAAAGATAATGGTTCTTTATTTTTTATCTTTGAGACTAAAACAGTCCAGCGAGGGGTTGTAGTCCCCGGAAGCATTTTTATCAGATCAGTAAATTGTAGAGCTGCCATTTTTCCCTCACAGTTGATATAATATTTATAAAAAAAGAGGGGACGTAATGCCCCCTCTAATTCATACCAAAAGGAGATTGCGCAGTAAACCTACAACCCCAAGACTTTCTCAGCTTCACGTTTGTCTTTGGGGAGAGAACCACCACTACGCAGATGATCAACTACCTGTTCGAAATAGAATGCAGGGTCTTCATAACCTGCCTCATTTAATGCTTCTACAGCAGACTTGAAGAACAAAAGTGTTCCCATACCACTATTATCGTTAGAGGCAGCACGGTAAGACTTACCAGAACGTTGGTTACTCACAGTTCAATCTCCGTATCAAAGTAGTGGTCCCAAAACAGTTTAGTTGCTGCTTCCAACTTTTCATCACTTAAAGCGATTTCATGATGATGAACGCCAAAATGCCTTTCACCAAACAAACAAATGCGATTGATTAGATCATCCCATGTTACACGATTATTTTCTACAGTCATAATGCTGCTCCTACAATAATGAAACCAAGTGCTACTGCCATACAGAACAGAAACATAGTCTTAGGCACCCATGGGTGCTTGTCTTTTTGTTCTAACATTAGACGACTTCCATTTCTGTGATACGATAGTTCTTTTTCAAAGACTTCATCAGAATTTCAACAGACATATCACCAGCATCAGATTCATCCAATGCTTCAGCAGTTTTATCAAAGTGATCAATCAGATACTCTTCTGCTTCAGATAAAGTGGAAAGAGTTTTCACTTCAAGCCACTTGTCATTGTGAGAAAGGCAGTGCTCAACGATAAAGTGCATCATAATATTATTCTCCTTGTTCCAGAATTTCCCACTCTTCAGCTGCAGAGGGGTACAGATCAACTACGTCACGAATGAACTCCATAGCTGCATCCAGAGTGGCGAAACCACGTCCGCCGATCAGGTCGATACCGAAGTCGGCATCAGAAAACTTAACAGTAAACTTTAACATTTTTAACTCTCTTTCATCAACTTACATACTTAATATAGGGTCTAACTGGTCAAAAGTCAATACCTATTTTGTATTTTTTTGAAAGTATCTTGTTAAATTTTATCTATTTAGATTTTAGATATTCTAAAATAATTTCTGGTGAGGTATTACCGTATGGATCAAAGTCCTCTCCAACATTATTAATTCCCGGTTCTTCAAACCACTTTTCGATCTTACCATCATTCACAACAGCAGCATACCGCCAAGAACGATTACCAAAACCAAGATGATCCTTACATACCAGCATACCCATACGCTGTGTAAACTCTCCATTACCATCCGGAATAAATTTGAGATTCTCAATGCCCTGAGAAAGCATCCATTGACGCATGACAAAAGAATCATTCACAGAAACAACGTAAACTTCATCTACATTATTAGATTTGATCTCATCATAAAGAGATACGAATGCGGGAACTTGATATGTAGAGCAAATTGGAGTGAATGCACCTGGAAGTGAAAAAATCACTACACGTTTATTTTCAAAGATTTCTTTTGATACAACATCTTTCCATTCATAGGGATTCTCATCCCCGTTGTTTTCATCATAGTATACGATAGGTTTACCGTCTGTGCGCACACGGTATTTAAAAACCACATTACTTGGAACTACAATACCTTCTTTCATTTCATAATCTCCTATACTAAAAGTGCAATTTCTTCTGCACGATTCTCAGCCTTTTCTAATGTTGGAATGTTTTTTGATTCTAAAAATACTGTGCCATCATCTTCCTCTGCGATTAACTCATAACCAGAACCGTTCTTATATACTCGAACCATTCCACCATTATCCTGAATCCAATATTCAGAAATTAAAATCTTGCTCATTTAAACCATCCAATCTTTAATCCATCTTTTTTTCTACGATTATATTCCCACTCATCACTAGGGTATCGAGTCGCCCAGAAAACTACGACGGCCATACAAACACCAATACCGAATGTAAGAATCCAATTACCTGTGAATAACAGAGTAACTGCCAAACTAATCATCATAGTAACTACCATACCGATCTTTGCTGACAATGGGAAAATCATTTTATCATACCAGTTATTCACAACTTTACCAAACCTTGGATGTTCCATAATCCATTTTCTAAAACGTGGTGAACTTTGAGCAAAAAACCATGCTGCAATGATCATAAAAATAGTAGTAGGTAGACCGGGGACATACACCCCGATAAACCCAATACCAACGAATAAGAATCCCAAAAGTAAATAAAAATATCTAGTCATGTGGCAATTCCTTAAACCAAGGTTTCAAGAATGGTAGATGTTCTTTTAGAATATTTGCGCATTTGTAAGCAATCTCACGATGTTCTTTTTGTGTGCCATTACCACAACGCAGCTCACAATAGTGAATCCAAGAACGAACACTACCTTTCATGTACATACGAGACTGCATGTTACCTTCGGGAAGTACTGCACGTGCTTGCTCCTTGGCAATACCTTTTTGAATTGCTTCTTTGTAAATACGATCTGCATGTGTGACCATAAATTTTTGTTGTGCGTCCCACCATGCTTGCAATCCAACATCATTTGTTTCAATAGAGTTTTGACGGTTCTTTGTATCCTGCAACCGTGCTTCACGCATATACACAGCAAGGTCTTTAGTCGGATCAGCATACCGTTGACTAAACTCTTGGAATGAAAATGAACGGTGCCGTAAAATCTGACGAGCAATATCTCGTGTTGTATTAATTTCAAGAACCATATCAACCATTTCAAATGGAGACCAGTGTTTATTATCAATTAGATATTTCAACAATTTGGGATTAGTTTCTTTATTGTGCTGATTGGATGGATTAGAAATCCTTGCGCAGTATCCAATAATATCTTCAGCAGACATTTTTGCACCAGTTCCATCTTGGTAAGCATTAATCAGTGAAGAAGTAATTGCTACAGGAAGTACAGTTTGGTTCATATCTTAAAGTCCTTAAATTTATCACCAGAGGGAGTTTTGTCGAATACTGGAATGCCATCATCAATAAGAGTTTGATCGGTACCTTCTACATCATAAAGTCTCATCTTTGATCTATCTATACCAACCACAAAACGTTTATTCTTGTTAGGGTCATTATAACGGTTCTTCAACTGCTTTACCATAATCTGACCAGATTGCTCAAGTTCTTCATTCGATACCAAAGCAAACATCAGGTCGGCCGTAGCAGGAAGACCAAATGACTCTGAAGTATCTTCAAGACCCGGATCAGAGTTACTATATCCAGAGCGTGTAGTCTGAGTAGCAGAAACAACAGGAACAGCAAACTCTACAGCAAGACCACGCAACTCTTCAGCAATTGCTTTAATATAAGTGTAAGAGTTAATTGCTCCACCCATAGACTTCATACGAGATGAAGAACAGATGTTCAGATAGTCAATAAAAATAATGTCAGGAATGAAAGAACGTTTTAGTTTCAACTCTTTAAGTAATGCTCTAAAGTGTCCAACATGAGCAGAACCTGTAGGATATTCTTTGACAATTAGTTTACCTACAGTTTTCTTGGCAAGGTTATTCACCTTCTCAGTAAACATAGTCTTTGGAAGTTTATCCAGCTGATCAATAGGAATATCTAATAGGTTAGCATCAATACGTTCAGCAATGCGTTCCTCTGCCATTTCCATAGTAATATAAAGAACATTCTTGCCTTGCAGCATCGCATTTGCACCAACATGACACATGAACAGTGACTTACCTACGCCTGTACCTGCTAGTGCAATATTTAGTGTCTTATCAGGCAGACCACCTTTGGTGATCTTGTTCATCAGTTCAATATCAAAAGGCAACTTTTCTTCGATGCGATTGTAGAAGTCAAACCGATCCTCTGCATTGTCAATATAGTCGTGTCCGATATTGGTATCAAATGCTACGCCCAATGCCTCTGATAGAATCTCAGGAATAGCATTCTTAGTCATCTTCTCATTCTTACCGTCAAGAATGTTGATAGATTCCATAATAGCAATATGCAAGGCACGTTCTTGACACCAGTTCTCTGTCTTCTCTAAAAGAAATTCTGGATCAATATCTACAGGAGAAAAAATCTCTGGAAGCAGAGCAGAAACCTCGGTGAACATATCGTCTGAGATTTTCTCATTCTGTTCAAGGTCAATTCGGAATGCTTCCAGAGTTGGCAATGTGTTATGCTTATCTACAAATGCAGCAATCTGCCGAAAGATAAGTTTCAGTGGTCCTTCAAAGTAATTAGGTTTTAGAAAAGGAATGACTTTTCGGAGATATTCTTCATTAGTTAAGAGTGATCGAAGTATTGTCCGATTTAGGTTTTCCGTCATCTAGTACTGCCTTTCCTTCATCAAGTGCTTTAGTAAAAGTTTCAATTAGGATATCTCCTGCCAATTTCTGAAGTTCAGGATCATTAATATCAATCTCCTTGTCGGCAGAGCTAAAAATATCAAAATCAAAAGTAAACAAACCTTCATTGGTGCCATCATCAGCATCCTCTATGTTCATTTCACCGAAAATAAGAACAATATCTTTATATGGACCTTCTTGTAAAACTTGAACACCCCAATCTACAACCTTACCATTGACTTGGGCGGTAGAAACACCTACCACCCGCCAATCTTGAAACTCCATTAAACTACTCTTCGAGTTCATCTACATCTACCACTTCAATATTGTTTTTACCCCCAATTTTAAAGTTGTTTTCAACAAACTCTTTAAATTGAGTGGATGCAAGTATACTACTCCAGAAGTCTTTCGTCAAGTCTTTTGCTCGATGTTTTTGGTCCTCGACTTCTCCTGTTTCGGGGTCGACTTTTGAATACCATCCCTGAGACGGTTTAGTAACGAACTGTCCCGCCAGAGCCACATCAAGTAGACCGGAATAAGCATCGACGCCACCTTCCCAAGTAACCGAGATAGGAATGATTGATTTTTCACGGACATATCTAGATTTCTCCACGTTAATTACAAAGTCATATCCGACGATAGAAGTTCCTTCTTTATTCTGTCGACGACCCAGAATCCAGATGTCATCAGCAGAGTAGTAAAGACCTGTACCACCCGATACAACTTTCTTTGAAAACATTTCTTGTGTATCATAAGTATGGGCAATAGCGATAAACGGAATATCTTTCATACTTAAATGAGGTGTAGCAATACGGAAAACAGACTTTAGTTGTTTTGCTCGAGTCATATCTGCTACTGCCTTTTCATTTAGCGCATCTTCAACCTCTTTCTTAGAAGCAAGGTTGCCAAGCGAATCGACGACAATAATGACTTTATCACCCTTTTCGATATTCTCAAGTTGAGTGGTAAGATCAAACTTCAACTCTTCAATGTTCGTAATGGGGCAGTGTAGCACACGTTCCATATCAATGTCAAACATATCAAAGTAAGACTGAGGCGAACCAAACTCAGAATCGTAGAACAGCATCACTGCATCCTCATGCTGTTGCATATAAGCAGCTGCAATCTTTAGAGAGAAACTGGTCTTAAAGTGTTTAGAAGGTCCAGCAAGAATAGTGACACCGGGAGAAAGTCCCCCATCTACAGAACCAGACAATGCTACATTAAGCATAGGGACATCTGTAGGTGACATTTCTTTTTTGCCATAATATTTTGATTTAGTAATAATCTCAGAATCTAGTTTAGAATTCTTTTTGAGTTTATCCATAATTGAAGGCATTGACTATTTTCCTTGTTTGTTGTATGCTTTCCACTGGCGGCGTTTAGACTTATTCTTAGGTTTAGAGTTGGGTGATTTACCAATTGATGTGCGGGCGTGCGAGGAAGAATGTCCCTGCTTTACACCTTTAACAGCCATAAAGTATTCTCCTTGTATAAGTTAGAAGGGTATTATACACTATTATGCTCTGATTGTCAACCTTTTTTTTATAAATAGATTTACTATTATCAAAAAGGGCAAACACCATGTTTAAAAGAATGTTTGCTGCTTTTATCATGACATTAGCGACTACAGCAGCATATGCGCAAGATGAGACAACCACAACCTCTGACGTTGATCCTATTGTCACAGAAAACTATAATGAGAGCACCGTAGATTCGACAAGTGAGTCTACAACTACCGTTATTTCTCCTCCCCCTTCTGCTATTTCTCCTAGTATTAATAATGCAAACTCTGACTTGTGTACAGTTGGAGTTTCTGGTGCAGTACAAACACAGATCTTAGGTATCTCTGCAGGATCCACCGTAAGGGATATGAACTGTGAAAAACTAAAAAACGCCAAGACCTTGTATGATATGGGAATGAAAGTTGCAGCAGTTTCTGTTATGTGTCAAGACCCTAGAATTTTTAC